TTTCAACAGATTGCACAGAACCATCATCAGCTGTTACATAACCACAAGTGATTTGATGTAGACGCATTAACTGTGTAAGCACAGTCATGGTCGTAGTTACTTTACCATTCAATACAGCGATAGCTGCTTTTTTCATTTGTTGATACACTTTCTTTTGATCTGGTGTAAGTTGTATATGTCTTTTGATAAAATTTTTTGGTGGTAAATCTAGGCAGTCTTCTTTCAATACCCTGTATGAAAATTCTTTAACAGTATCAGATAACTCACCAAGATTCTTAAACTCACTAACAACTTGTATTGATCGACCACGGAGATGCATAGTTTTCATCTCTGCATAACGATTACGAAACGCGTAGTATGATGTAAAGTCCAATAACCACGGATCAAGGAACTCACATTGACTATATAAATCAAGAGGATTCTTTGTAATAGGTGAACCTGTAAGTATTCTTTTGTATTTAGAATCTTTACCAACAGCTATTATATTTTTAGTTCTACGAGCTGAAGGTGTTTTGATTGTGGTAGACTCATCAACAGCCATCAAAGTATTGTGACTAGCCACAAATTTTTCTGCAAACTTTTTACCTTTATCTGTACTAAATGCCTCTACATTCATAACTAAAATATGTAATGCAGTCTCCACTTCAAACAACGTTTCAAGTTTTTCTTGTTGTGTTTTTGTAATATTTGGTTGCCACAATACGGTCACATTTTCGATATGACCTGGTAAGTGTGTTGGTAGTTCTTGTTCATACCAAGTTTTAACAACACCTTTAGGTGCAATAATTAAGGCACCATTAATTTTACCTTTGTCATACAACATGGCAACATTATCTATTAATACTTTTGTTTTGCCTGTACCCATCTCCATAAAGTATGCATAGTTTTCTTTATTCCATGACTTTTCTAAAGCAGTCAATTGATGCTTGTATGGCTTTGTTTTAAATTTATAATTCATATTATTTTCTTCTTTCTAAGGTTGACATATAATCCAGGATACATTATATGTCAAGTCATAATGTCAGAAAGAATAGTTTATGTTATTCAAGAAATACCTGGAACAAGGTATGGTAGACCTAGAATAAATATTTTAGGTGCAGAAGAATTTGGAAGGTTAGAATTTTTACTGCCAGAATTTTCACAAATAATTTTTTCACCAGGTCCTCTTATTTTTGAGTTAAGAAAAAAATTAAAAAACTTTAAGAAAGAAGATTATATATTATGCACTGGTGATCCTGCTATCATAGGTATAGCATGTTCTTTAGTTTCTGATATTACAAATGGTAGATATCATTTACTAAAGTGGGATAGACAAGAAGCAAAATACTATCCTATAACAATTAATTTGTACGAGAAAGGAAAAATAGATGACAATTAATTTTGAAGCAGATCAACAAGATGCAATGAAGAAGACTGAAAATATTCAGTCACTTGCAGACCAAGTAGAAAAATTAGAATCATTACAAAGTAGATTACAACTACAAGAGGATAATATGAAAAACACAAAGAAAGAGATTGAAAAAATCTCTGGAGATATTATACCGACAATGATGAGTGAGATGGGACTAGCAGAATTAAAACTGCAAGATGGATCTCATTTAAAAGTTTCAACGACGTATCGAGCTACCATAACGGAAGCGAATAAAGAAGCGGCGTTTAACTGGCTTCGTAACAATGGACTAGGAGATATCATTAAGAACGAGATCTCGGTGTCTTTTGGTCGTAACGAAGATAACAAGGCAGCGTCTTACGCTGAACTTGCGAAGGGTCAAGGGTTCCAACCGACACAAAAGATGAAGGTAGAACCCATGACTCTGAAAGCGTTAGTCCGTGAACGTATTGAGGCAGGTAAAGAAATGCCAACGGAAATTTTCGGAGTATACTCTGAAAATAAAACTACAATAAAAAGGAACAAGTAACATGAACCAAGTAGCAACGAAAAAAGAAGGAGCATTAGCTGTAAATTTATTTGAAGCTGATGCACAACAAGGTGCTCAAAATATATCGCAGGAAGATCTTGCGTTACCTTTCTTAAAAATTTTGGGACAGCTATCACCAGAAGTTAACAAGCGTGATGGTAAATATGTCGAGGGCGCTGAACCCGGCAAAATCATAAACACTGTAACCAATCAATTGTATGACAGTATAAATGTTGTACCATGTCATTACAAAAGACAGTACATTGAATGGCAAGACAGAGGTACCAGCAGTGGTGCACCTGTTGCAATTCACGAGGCAGATAGTGATATCATAAGCCAAACAACTAGAGGTAAAGATTATAAAGATAGATTACCAAACGGTAACTATTTGGATAATACTGCTAGTCACTTTGTACTTATTGTTGGTGATAGCCCAGAAACTGCTTTGATTTCTATGAAATCTACTCAATTAAAAGTGAGTAGAAAATGGAACTCAATGATGATGGGTTTAAAAATGCAGGGTAAGAATGGTTTATTTACACCGCCTACATACAGCCACATTTATAAACTATCAACCGTCCAGATGTCTAACGACAAAGGAACATGGTTTGGTTGGGATGTGTCTAAGGTTGGTCCTGTTGAAGATAAAAGTATCTATGACATGGCAAAATCTTTTGCAACGAGTGTAGGTAAGGGTGAGATCCAAGCTAAACACGGCTCAGAAGAAGCGGAATCTAAACAACCATACTAGAATCCTAGGTAGTGGGCGTCGAAGCGAGAGTGGATACGCCCACTTAATTAAGTGTTATGATAAAAGAATTTAGAAAGATATTTACTGGTCTTGAAGAAAGATTTGGCTATCACATTATAGAGGATCAAAATAATTCTATAAAAAAATCTGGTCAATCAAAAACTTCACATTATCCTCATACTGATGAAATGTGGGAGGCACATTTAAATGGGAAAAAATTTACGGTAAATACAAAATATGGAGATGTGCTCGCAGACAGTTTAGGTATTTGTCCAATTAACAAAGATAGTAAATGTAAATGGGGTGCAATAGATTTAGATAACTACAGACCAGATATTCCAGAGTTATTTAAAAAATTAAAAAGTATAAATGTTCCAACAATTCCTGTTAGATCTAAAAGTGGTGGAGTTCATGTATTTATTTTTTTAAAAGATTATGCACCAGCAATGGTAGTGAGAGAAAAATTACATTCTATAAAACATATATTTGGTGTTGAAAAACCAGACAGAATATTTCCTGTTCAAAAATATTTAAATTTAGATAAAGGTTCTGCGGGCAGTTGGATAAATCTTCCATATTATAATTGTAAAAACACAGAAAGGTATATGATTAAAGAAGATGGATCTAAAGCAACAATAGAAGAATTTTTTAAAAAACAAAAAGAAAGCATAATATCTTTTGAACAACTAAAAAAATTGGAGTGCATATTTGAAGATGAATATTTTAAAGAAGGGCCACCTTGTTTACAAACTTTAGCAAGTTTTGGTATAGAGAAAGGAAACAGAGACGAAGTATTATTAGACATGACAAGATACATAAAAATGAGGTATCCAGAAGGTTGGGAGAATAAAGTTGGTGAGTACAATACAAAATTTTTTAAGCCAGAATTAAATTATAAAGAAGTAGAAAAAACTATTAAATCAAGAGAGAATAAAGATTATCCGTACAGATGTGATTCTGATCATCTTGGTAAATTTTGTAATAAAGGTGAGTGTGTATTAAAAAAATATGGTGTTAAATCTATTAAAGGAATACGAAACACGGCTCTTGGACCACTGTCTTACATTAGATCAACTCCTAGACAATGGTTTTTGGGTTTTGATGGAGAAGAGGTTAAATTAACTTCTAAAGAATTAACTAATCAACAACTAGCAAGAGAAGCAGCAACTGAACAAACAGGAAAAACTCCACCTAGAATGAAACCAGTAGATTGGGATGCAGCCATAGCTGAATTGCAGGAAAGAGCCACAGGTGAGGATGCGCCAGAGGAAAGCATGCCAATGTTTAAATTACAAGAGTCTTTAAAAATATTTTGTTTTCAATCAAGAAGAACGGAGGACAGAACAAGAATAGACAGAATTCCTTTTTATGACAAGAAAAATAAAAAAGTACATTTTACTTTTGATACCTTTTATACCTATATAGTAGAAAGCAGAAAATGGAAGTTTGCGGAGCATGTAACACATACTTATTTAAAAAACATACAGGGATTATTTAGAAGTAAACTACATATACAAGAAAACATAAAAAGAAATGTGTACACTTTAGATGAGGCTACCTTTAAAGAGGAAGATTTTAAACATGAAACAATAGTTTTTGCTGAAAGAAAGGAGGTTATGTGAGATTTAAAGTTCCAGACTTTTATCGTGTAACAAAAATATTTGGTCCACCTGGAACAGGTAAAACATATAACATATTAGAAACTTTAAAACAAAAACTAGACTATGGCTATGCAAAAGAGGATATTCTTTTAGTTGGGTATTCAAGAGCAACAGCACAAAATTTAAAGGACAGATGTAAAAAAGATTTAAACTTTACTGATGAGGAACTAGAACCAATACAAACTCTTCATGCATTGTGTAAGCGTGCACTGCCAAAACCAGAGCCAACTTTATTATCTAAAAAAGATAAAGATAATTTTTACACAGCTATTAATTCACCTAGATCTCAGTGGTGGGCAAAAGAGGATTATAAAAAAATAGATGATGAAATGGATGACGATGAGGATGATCTTGATCAAACTATTTTAAAAAAGAAACTAGATCTTATTAACAAAGGTAGGTCTTATTACTCCAACGGTGATACCTGGGAGTCTGTTCGTTATTATTTTGATGAAAAACAGGAGGATTATTCATACGGTAATATAGAGAGAAGAGATCTAGAATTTACGTATGATACCTACCGTGATTTTAAAAAAGCTTATGGTATAATGGATTTTACAGACATGCTGACACTTGCATTAAAAGAAGAAGTTTCCTTTAAAAAATATAAAGTTGTTTTTGTAGATGAGTGTCAAGATTTAAATCCTTTAATGTGGGCTGTTATAAATAAAATAATAGCTAAACAAGGAGACATATATTTAGCAGGAGATGACGATCAATCTATATTTGGTTTTAATTGTGGTACACCAGAGTTATTTTTAGGATACAAATCACATAAAGATATAGTGTTAGATAGATCATACAGACTACCTAAAAAAATTTTAGATTTTTCACAAAAAATTATAAGTAACATAGCACCTAAATTTAGAAAAGAAAAAATTTTTGGACCAAAGATACAAGACGGGATTGAAGTGCAAGGTAATATAATAGAAATAGGAATAGATTTACATTCTGTTCTTGATGATGTTGAAAAAGATGATTGGATTATGTGTGCGAGGACCACAACAAAAACTTTTGATTATAAAAAAATGTTAATGGAAAATAACATACTTTGGAAGACCAAAGCAAAAACAGGGTCAGGCAATTCTTATAACTATGCCATCAAACAAAAAGTAAGAGATACGTTAAATATTTGGTATAAATTAAAAAATAATGAAAAGTTAGATGGTAGATATGTATGTAAATTAATACAAGAAATAAAAAGTAAATATCTTAAAGTTAAAAAGAAAGACCATAAACCAGAAAAAAGCAGTTTGTTTTTGTCGGACAATTATTATGATTACAACGATTTAGTCAATAGAAATGTTTTTGAAAAAGAGTTTGACATTCAAGAAGAATGGTTTGATTATATTCGGTTTGGCGTAAAAGATGTTCAAAATCAAACTTACGTTAAAAATGGACAAGAAATTTCTTTATTTTTAGATGCAGACGAAGCCCATGATTACATAGTTGAAGTATATAAAAAAGATCAAACATTAATGAATACAAAAATCTTGATCGGGACAATACACTCCGTAAAAGGTTTAGAGGCTAAGAATGTTATCATTTGTGATGTTTGGAGTTATGTTTGTTATAAAAATTTTAAAGAAAAGACACCAGAATTTAGACGAGAAGAAATACGTTGTGCATACGTTGCTGTAACTAGATCTTCGGAAAACTTATATATGTATAGACCAGATCCTCGTTTAAAAATAGGAGAAAGATCTTTTGAAATACTGGAGGTATAATGACAAATAAAGATATATTTAATGATTCCTTTCCACAAGATAGACAAATTGGAGGGTCACATTATAAAAAATTTCGTATTCAACCATACGAATTTATTTCAAAGAATGATTTATCGTTCTTTCAAGGCAATGTTATAAAATATGTTTGTAGATATTTACACAAAAATGGTATAGAAGATTTAGAGAAGATAAAGCACTACTGCGACTTAGAAATCAAAAAATTGAAAGACAAAAAATGATACAGAAACCTTTATTTAAACCTACAACTGAGTGGGTTCATCCAAATAATTTTCCAGACTTAAGTAAATATGATGAGATAGCAATTGACTTAGAAACAAAAGATCCAGAGTTAAGAAAAATGGGTCCTGGAATGTTTAGAGAAGCTGGTGAAATAGTGGGTTTTGCTATCGCTGTAAAAGATTGGGCTGGTTATTTTCCAATATCTCATGAGGGTGGTGGTAACATGGATAAAACAAAAGTTTTATCCTGGATGAAAGATGTACTAAAAACAAAAGCAGATAAAATTTTTCATAACGCCATGTATGATGTGTGTTGGTTGAGGTCTATGGATCTTTATGTTAGTGGCACAATTATAGATACTATGATTGCAACATCTTTAATAGATGAAAATAGAATGCGTTATGACTTAAATAGTGTGGCTAAACAGTATACGGGTTTATCTAAAAATGAAGCAGCATTAAACGAAGCAGCACAAGCATGGGGCATCGATCCAAAAGCAGAAATGTATAAATTACCAGCGATGTATGTCGGAGAATATGCAGAGAAAGATGCAGAGATAACTCTAGCATTATGGCAAGAACTTAAAAAAGAAATAGAACATCAAGATTTACATGCAATATTTGAATTAGAAACTTCTTTGTTTCCTTGTTTGGCTGAGATGAAAGCTAGAGGTGTTAAAGTAAATTTAGAACATGCAGAAATGGTTGAAAAAAATTTAATTAAAATTGAAAATAATATGTTACAGGGTATTAAAGATGAGATAGGTTTTGCTCCTGATCTTTGGGCTGCACGTAGTATTGAAAAAGTATTTAAACATTTGAACCTACCTTATCCAAAAACAGAAAAAACACAGGCTCCAAGCTTTACTAAAAATTTTTTAAAGAATCACAGTAACTATACAATAAATTTAATTAATAACGCCAGACAGGCTAATAAAGCTAGGACCACTTTTATGGAATCTATATTTAGATATGTCCATAAAGGCAGGATACATGCGGACATAAATCAACTAAGATCAGAGTTTGGTGGCACTGTAACAGGTAGATTTTCTATGACACACCCTAATTTACAGCAAATACCTAAAACTGGTAGTGATATGGGAGATCAATTGAGGGCGATATTTGTGCCCGAGGAGGGCCATAGATGGGGTTGTTTTGACTATTCTCAGCAAGAGCCTAGGTTGGTAGTGCATTATGCATGTTTAACCGGTTTACCAGGTGCTGAAGAGTTTAAAGAAAGTTATATAGACGACAGTAAATCTGATTT